GCCGGGAAGTGAAGGCGCGCGTTATAGTTGAGACGCGGCGGCTGCTGGTAAAAATTGGCGGGTTTGAAGACCGCAGTGATGAAGGGCAAGTCAAGATTGACTTCCCAAGTCGCAGGGGCCGGGAAGCCGGTTGCGCTCATGAGCGGGACGAGGTCAACATAGGTGTTGCCTTCGAGAAGCTCAATGGCAGTGCGATCAATAGGAGCAGTCTCTCTTCCTTGGGACACGCCGACAGCAATGTCGAAGATGTGACCTGCGGCGCCGCGCATCGGGATGAACTTGAGCTCCAGTTTTATGAAGCGCGCATCAGAGAACCGGTGCGTAATGCCAGCAACGATGCCTGTGGTCGCAGGGACGACGCTGCCATGAATGTTGCGGGTGCCAATTGTAGCGTTCGGACCACCTTGGAGCCAATCGTTAGAATTGTAGTAGGTTATGACGGTCCACTCACGAGCGAACTGACCAGCATCGTGTCCCTGACCGATGGCACTGATGCCACGAGGGATGGAAGTGAACGCGCCGGTATTTTGCACCAACTGGGTGACAGCGGCAGTGGTAGCACCGACAGCACCGGTGGAAGCAGGAACTTGGTTTTGATTCTGAGATTGAGACATGTTGAGAGGAGAGATTGAAAGAAAGCCAAACTTAACAGCGCACGTGGAGAAAGGACCATATAAATACCCCATTCTGGGGGCCGACAGGGAGAAGAAACGGAACGCGAGAAGGAGAAGGGAGAAGGATACACAGAGAAAAGAGAAAGGAACGGATAGTCACAAGAGCGTCTTGACAAGGGGAGGCACATCGAGGCCAAAACGGACACAAAGGGCGCGTAAAAGGGAATAGTCACGTCGAAGCAGTCGTTTTTCAGGTCGCGTAAGCAACCAGATTCGGGACATCAAGGCGGAACATGATAACCTGAGGGCTTGGATGGAACTCTCAGTGAAGGAGACTTGGGAAAAGAGCACGAGCGCGAGCGTGGGACAGAGGCGATGACCCAATTCTATGAGGAATCCGAGACAATGCAAGTCAATCTCGGTCAAATGCTTGACCATGAGGTCTCCCAAGCGGTAGGCGGTTTGCAACTCTGCGAGGTAGCTGGGCAAGACAGCCATGAGATCCCCTTTGGCCACATGAAACACGGTCTTGAGGTACATGAGGGTGGGATTGCGGATGAGACCATCTGAAGTGACCAAATAACCGCAAAAATCGACTGAAGGAGCTATGAAGGTCTTAGAGATCACAGCTATTTGGCGGCTCTGCAACTGCCATTGTGGTCTCTCGACGCAGGCTTGGTTTATCGCCGAATCGTCGCCGCCGAAGAGCGCCATGCATGTGAGTTTCCCATATTTGAGAGAGCTCACGGCAATGGAGAAAAGTGTGTTGAAATCAAAGGTGCCGGGTTCTCCAGTGTCGCGACTGACATCTTTGGGTCCAATTAGGTTGCTGTGAATGGACACTTTCCATTGTTCATATGCGTCCACTATGGAGTCGGGCAGTCCCGCCAGCCGCATGACGTGGCACTCGAGCAAGACTGAGTCATACCCTTGTGAAGCATCGAAGGCAGTGTAGTCATTGGCCGTAGACGGACGGTCTATCCACCGACCTTTGACTCGCTC